TAAAGGAATTGGCGGATTGTATCAAAAGCCAGATGGAACTAAGGTATTTGTTAAGCCATATGTTGATGAGACTGCTGCTTTAGCAGAGGAAAGAATGGCTACTATTACAAACAAAGCCTTTCCACTAAAAGCACCAGAGCACACAATTCGTACAATGATTGATCCAACGGATCCACAAAAGAAAAGAAAAATTATTGTATCTGAAGCCCCTTACAACCCTGAGTTTGCAAAACCAACGGGCAAGTTTAGTGAAGATGAATACTTTGCACAACTTTTAGCTTCTGGAGTAAGAGGAGACAAAGATCTCCAAATGGCAAATGTGTCTGGTAGAAATATGGTTGATGCTGGAAATGCTGGAGTCTTTGATACAGCATCTGGTTTTAGAACATATTCAAAAGGCATGCCATCCGTTGAAGATCAGGTTCGTATAAATTTACTTGGCGTAAAGGGATCAAATGCAAAAAGATTCTTTGCTGAAGCAACATCTAATATTCCAAAGGGAATGACTGCAGAAGAATACCATACAAGAATGATACGAGAGATCGATGAAACTCTTCCAAGACTTAAAGCAACAATAGCAGGATTTAAGTTAAATAAAGAAGAGCAGGGTATTTATCAAGACATGGTTAGACGCTTAGAGGATTCTAGGGGTGCGAACTGGAGAGAACTTCACGGGATTCATTCATCAGTAATTGCTAATCCAAAGAAAGCATTAACTCCTGCAGCAATAAAAAAAATAGAAGATGAAATTACATTAAGAGCAAGACAAAAGGGACACGCCTCATCCTTATCTGATAAAGACTTTATGGAAGGTTTTTCTAAATGGGCACAAGGAAATGGTTTCGCTAAGGGTGGAGTAGTTCCAGGATACATGGCTGGAAGACTGGGCATGTACGGCGCAGCTTCAGCAGTAAAAGTTTCAGGGGCAAAAGAAGCAGCAACAGTTGCTAGTCTAGAATCTAGAACAAGATTACCACTCACCCCATTACCTCCTGGCACCTCATTTAAGATTAGTAGCCTTGGGTCTGGAATGTCACAAATTCAAATAGGTGGTCAATCTATGACCGTAAAAGCATCAGAGGCTGCTAAGTTTGAAGGAAGATGGAAAGAGTTTGAAGCAGCATATCCAGATAAAACAATTTATGCACAAAAAGTAAAAGCTTTAGAAGCAAGAATTTTAAAGTATAAAGAAAGCGGTAAACCATTAGACATAGGAACAGCTTCTGGTAAAGGTTTGTTTGCAAATGTAAATCCTTGGTCAGGATCAAGAACTAGAGCCACTCCACCAGAGGTAAATAGTAGATGGCAAAAAGTTCTTGCTGACCCTAGTAAAAATAAACCAGCACAAAAGCTATTAAATTATTATGCAGAAGAGCTTGCTTCTGTAAAGAAGAATCTTGTTAATACTGGAAAAATTTCAGAAGCAGATGCACTTGCTGTATTAAAAGCACCAGACTTTCAAACTGCAATAGAGAGAGTCAGATCTGGCGAAGGTGGAATCGCAGCAAGCCATATAAAAGCTACTGGTAAAAATAGAGATTTAGAGTTTTGGCCAGCAGACAATGTTGTGAGAGATCAGACAGTTATAAACTCTGGAATGAATGCACTTTCAAAAAGGATGGGCGCAATTCACGTAACAACTGAAAAAGAAGCATTGATAGCACTTAGTAAATTAGAAAGTAAAAGACATCAATATAAAGGTTGGGGTGCAAAAAATAAAGCAGACACTTGGACAACTACAGATATAATTACTGAACATTTATTAAGGAAAAGAATTCATGATGGATATTACAAGAATCAGAAATTTAAAGACTCAGACTATATGCCAGCGGATACTCTTGCATTAGCAAAAGGAATTTTTTCAGTTCCAGGGCCAAAGGGTGCGGGAGATATTCAACCAGCAATGCTATCTCCTGGAGAAGCAGTCATTCCAGCCAAGGCTGCAGCCAAATATTCTTCATTAGTTTCAGGAATGATTAATGGAACAATTCCTGAACATGGTAGTGGTAGAGGCGGTAAGGGTGGAGTTCCAAGACCTCTTCCTGGATACACCATGGTTGATAAGGGTGATGGTTGGGGAGCAACTCCAGTAGCAAATACACCACCACCTTCAAAGGGAGCAGATGTACTTGGAAAAGCTACAGCTCAAGTTAGCAAGTTTGGAACGGCGGTAGTAACTGGAACTAAGGCAGTTGCAAATAATGCTAGGGTTCAATCAGCAAGCGCAAAAGCAATGGATAGAGTTAGAAAGATTGATGCTCGCCTGTCATCTATGGGTGGCCCTGCTGGTCCTGGTGGACCTAGCGGTCCTAAGCCACATGGTGGTTATTGGACAGGGTATGGAAAAGTTGCAACCCACGATCAAGATGGTAATGCATTAAATAAAGAACAAAGAATTAATGCAAGACAAGATCAAAGAATGAAATCATCTCAAACAATGATGGGTGTAGGAATGGCAGCCATGATGATTCCTATGCTTGCTCAAGGAATTGCACAAGGATCACCTGATTCAACAGCAGGAAAATTTGCTTCTAATCACATGACAGCAATTATGGGAGCATCTATGCTTCCAATGATATTGCCACTTCTTAATTCACCGCTAAAGAAATTGATTGCCACAGTAGTAGCATTAGGCGTTTCATTTAAAATGCAGAGCATGGCAATTAGAAAATCTATTGCTGATGGAGTTAAACAAGGACAATCTATTGGAAATACCATTGAGTCTTTGGAAGGTTTTGGATCTATCCTTGGAACAATGTCTGCAACACAAATTATGGACAAGAAGAGAGAAGCAAATAGACTTGAGATAACTCCAATTGATCAAACATTTGGTAAAGATTTTTCAGGTAGCGAATTTGGAAAACAATTTATTGCTGAGTTTAACACTTACGCAAAATCAAACGGTAGAGGTGCAGCTAAACAACTAGGAACAAAACTTGCTTCAGCAGTAAGCCAAGGAGTATTGTCTGCAGATCAGGCAGAATCAATCATTGTAAATCTTGCAAGAGATATGGGAGATCAATCTTTAGAGATTGAAGCTAGAGGAATTTTAAGAGAAATCATCGGCCCCGATGGAAAAAATCTAAAAGATAACCCTATTGGGGTTCAATTAAAGATATTAAAAAATCAAAAACAACTTACTACTCAAATGCAGAATATTTTTAGTGATGTTGTTGAAAAAGAAATGGGCGGATGGTTTGCTAACCTCATGCAGAATGTGCCTGGAGCAGGGGCTGTTGGACTAAGGACTGGAATCAATAAACGTGAGGGGTTTGAGCTTGCAGGAAGCACAGTCGGTGGCGCTCTTCTTGGCGCCCGTATTGCTAGTCAACTTGATAAAACAGGGGTTATAGCTGGGGCTAGATCGCTACCTGCTGCAGCAACTTTTGCAAAAGAGTCACAAATAGCAGGAACTTTAGGAAAGGCAAGATTTGGCGCAGGAGTTATAAGAGGAGCAGCAGCATTAGGAACAGGTGCTTCTGCAACTGGCGCAGGAGTACTTCCTGGAGCAATTATATTAGCAACAACACTTGCTGCAGATCTAGCTCTTAGAAAGTATCAACAAGGTAGAGAGAAGAAAGCTGTAGGAGCAGTTGCTGGAGCAGTAGCAGGTAATTCAATTCAGTCACTAGCACAAGTTCAACAATCTATGGATCTACTACAAATGCAAACTGATGCTCAAATTGAAAAACTTACTAAAGAAAAAGAGGCCGTTAAGACTGCAGAAAAAAGACTTGAAATTGAAAAGAAGATTAAAGATCTTAATGATCAAAACCTTCAAGATCAACAAGAGTTAAGAAATCAAGGGGTAGACGTTGTAGATCGAGCTACTGGATTCTTGGACAACATTAGTGGCAAAGATGCAAAGGTTAAATATGCAGAAGCATACAAGACAGCCTTTGATGATAAATATAAAGATGCCGTAGGTCCAGAAAAGCTTGCAGCAACAGAACTTAGTGCATTGCTAAATCCAGATTCAAAACTGATTCCAAAAGAAGCTGGAATTTCTTCAGAAGAAAGAAAAGAATTAAAGAAACAACTAGCAGAGTCAGAAAAAAGAGTAGCAGAAATTCAAGCAAGAAGAGATTCCTACGATAGTAATAGTGGTGAATTTACTGCAGCGCAAGCAGAATATATTGCTGAAATGCAGAATCAAGTAAGGATTATTCAAGGATTAAAAGCAAAAACAACTCAAGATGTAACAAAAATTGGAGTTATGGTTCAAGCATCAGTCGTAGCTGGTGACATTTCTGCTGGATCTGCAAAAGCTTTAATTGAGAACTTTATAGCAACTGGAAAAAATGTTGAAACAACTTGGAAATTAATGTTAGGAGGCCAAGGAGCTAAAGAGATGGATTCTCTTGGCTGGATTCTTCAAAATTTATCAGATCAAGAAAACATTAATACTGTAGTCAATGTTGCTGGTACTTTTAATGGCAAAGAAGGCCCTCAACAAGCTAGAGAATTCTACTCAATGTTAGAAGACTTTATTCAATTCCCTCCAGAGTTTAGAATAGATTTAAATATAGAATCAGATCCAGATGACATTCCCGTACTCAAAAAACTTGGAAAAGAAATTGATGCCCTTAGAAAACATTTCCCAGGAGGAAAGCTTACTAAACCAGCGCTAATTGCGTATCAAGCTGAATTAAAGTTAAAAGGGAAAAGCCCAAATGAAGCACTTGATGCTGCAGTAAAAAATTGGGATCTATTAAGTAGTTATGATCCAACACTACAGCTAGAAGCATCAGTTACTTTAAATCAGTTGTTGATATCAGATAACATCCAACAAGAGTTGAATGCAGAATTAATTAATGCGTTTAAGAAAAAAGGACTTTGGAAAGATATTCCTCTTCCATTAGCAAACTCAGCAGCTCTCATACAAGCACAAATAGATCAGTTAAGTAAAGCAAACCCAGGTATTGCTAAAAGCACTTTGGATAAGTTACTAAAAGAAAGACTGGATTCTATCTATGGTCCAAAGACTGCTGATCTAAAAAAGCTAGCTGCACAAGAAGCTGCAGATACATTAAAGGGAGCATATTCTTTTCTAGAGGATTTAGGAATGAAGCTAAAACTATTTAGAGATTCAGCTTTTAATGCTCTTACCCCATTAAAATCTATCATGGCTATTTTTGAAAATAGTAAAGGTGCTGAAGGCGGTCTTAGCAGAATGTTTGCAAAGTTTAAGGGCCTACAGCAAATAATGCTAGAGGGTGGAGTATCTTCAGGACTCATGGATGCAATATCTGGAATGTCAGCAGAAGAGTTTGAAGCTTTTAAAAACTCAGATGTAAACCCAAGTAAAAAGGATAAACAAAAACCATTCAAGCTAGACGATAAAGGAAACGTCATTGGAATAACTGAAGACTTACTAGGGTTGTCCGAAGCCTTTAATTCAGTAGTTGTTGGTATGGCTCAATTTGGTGCAGCCCAAAGTATAGACAACATTAAAAAACAAAGAGAAGCATTTGAGATTTTAAGAGGTGCAGGAATGTCTGTTACCGATGCACTTAAAGTAATTGAAGATCAATCTCTTGCTTCAGCTATTGCTGCTGGAACCCTTGGTGCTGCAGGTTCAGATGAAATGAAGAAGTTTATTAAAGATATTGCTGAAGCCAATAGTGCAATGGAAAAGATGCAGGTTATAACTGACACCCTTACAAAGAATGCAGAGTTTGATGTATTTGCAAAAACTCCAGAAGTAGTAGGTGCAATGAAGTCTATGGGGTATTCTGTAGAGCAAATTGACGCAGTACTTGGAAACCCTGCAATGCTAAAACAGTTCACCCAAAACATTAAAGATGGCAAAATTGACATAGCAGCTATTGAAGGTTCAACAGGAGCAATTTCTGAGTTCTTGAAAGACATCGAAGCTAAGAAACTAATTGATATTCAAATCAACTTTAACAAGGGAGACTATGCTCAAGTTGCTTCTTCTGGTCTTGATATGGTTAACCAAATGTTTGCGGTACAGGAAGATCTAATTAAGACTGGTGTAGATTCTAGAAGCACTAAAGATGTAGCACAACTTTCTGCTAATGAGACAAAGATTAAAGAATTACAAAGCCAACTCCGCCCATATGAAGCACAGATAGAGCAACTTCAGTATAAGATTAATGATATTCAAGCAGCAGTTTCTCTTAATATTAGTCAAAAGATTGATGATTATCAGAAAGAGATTAATGATCTACAGCATCAAATTGATGTTCAGTTTAATGAGCCTATTCAAGCATTGCAAGATCAATCTAGTGCCTTATCTCATGATTTAGATCTTATTAATCATGCTGCAGAAGAAATTAATAAACGTTACGATCAGCAAGCAGAATCCCTAACAACAGTTAAAGAGATTAATGATGCAATTTTATCACAACAAGAAAAACAGATTAGCTTAGCAGATGCTTTAACTAGCGGAGATATTTCTGCAGCAGGAAAAGCAATGCAGGATATGCGAAAAGCAAGCGCAGATTTATACTCTAATGCAGCACAAAAATCTTTTGAACTAGCCAGAAAAAATGAACTAGATAGGCTTGTAGCAACTCAGGGCCTTACTCAAGATCAAATTAAAGAAAAGCAGTATCAAATTTCTCAAGACATTTACGCTTTAGAAACAGATCCTAGAAAAATAGCAATTCAAGATAGTATTAAATCTAAAACTAAAACTATATATGAGTTAGAACAGCTAAGAGAAAATAACTTAAAGCAGATTCGGACTTATGAAAATGAAATTGCTAAAATTACTAAAGATAGTGTTGTAGATAGAGAAAGAATGATTGCTGCCTTAAACACCGAGAATGAAACTATTCAAGCAAGACTTGATAAATTAGTTGAAGAAACTACTGTCCTTGGAAAAAATAAAGATGCTTGGGCTGCAATTGAAGCTAAGGTAAAAGCATATGATCTATCTAAAAAAGATTTAGATACTGCCTTTGCTGCATTATTAGCAGCATCAACAGCAATCAATGCACAATGGGAATCAATTATGACAAAAATTGGTGCCTATGCAGCAACACCTGCAAAAGACTCCAAGATAATGACTACTGCACAAACCATTGTTACTAATTCTGGAAGCACAGCAAATGTAGCTAAATCAGAAGCAGATGCTAAAGCTGCATCAGATAAAATTACTGCGGATGCAAAAGCCGCTGCTGACAAAATTATTGCTGATGCCAAAGCTGCAGCAGAAAAATCTAAGGCAGAGGCAGACGCCCTTGTTGCAGCAGCACTCAAGATTAAAGCAGAGGCAGTAACTGCAGCAGAAAAAGCTGCAGCCGAAAAAGCTCTTGCAGAAGCACAAGCAGCAGCAGACGCAGATACAGCAGCAGCTAACGCAGCACTTAAAATTGCGGAAGATGCAGCTAACGCTGCCATCGCAGCAGCTGCAGCAGCAGTAGCAATGGCACAAGCAGCACAAGATGCAGCAGATGCAATAGACGCTCAGGCAACAGCAGCTTTAGACGCAGCTCTTGCAGCAGCAGATGCAGCTTTAAATAATAATGCAAACACTAAGCCTGTAGGTTATGATGAAGGAGTTGCAGCTGTCAATAACGCAAAACAAGTTTATGCTGACATGTCAGATCGTTTTGGTGATTATATGAATAAGGGAAGGCTTGCAGAATTGCAAACTGCTCAAGATGCAATTACTAAAGCAGAAAATAATTTAAAGCTTATTGAATCAGGCATGTCAATATCAAATTCTATTGCAGAAAATTTAAATGCTTTGATAGAACAAAATGCAGCACTCTTAGCCAAGAACTCTGATAGGTTAGCAAAAGCAAATGCTTTATTAGCTAAAGCCATAGCCTCTAAAAATTCAACATCTGGAAATACTTCAACAGCCTCCCCTTCTTCAACAACATCTTCTTCAACAACATCTTCATCTTCTTCAACAACATCTTCATCTTCTTCAACAACATCTTCATCTTCTTCAACAACATCAAGTACAACATCTAATGCAAATGATCCAGCAACAATGTTAACATTTTCTGAACCACTAATTGGATCACCAAATCAGACTAGCTATACAGTATGGGGAAATGATTATAAGAATGGTGATGTTTATACAGACACAGGAGTTGGAGCGCTTATCTATAGAAGAAAAACTGATAGCTGGGAGCCTTTTACTGGTAACAAAGACGGAATTAATTATAAAGATGGCCAGCCTACTCCGTTTAACTTTAGTACTGGTTTTGCTGCTAAATCTTCAGGTGGATTAATTCCTCAGTTCTTTGCTTCAGGCGGTTATGCTATGGGAACAGATACAGTACCAGCAATGCTTACTCCAGGAGAATTTGTAATGAGTAAGTATGCTGTTAACACTCATGGTGCGGACAAGATGAAAGCAATCAATAATGGAGATTCAGTAGGCGACGCAGTGTATAATTATAGTATTAGCGTAAACGTTAAGTCAGATGCGAATCCTGATGAAATTGCTAGATCAGTTATGGCTCAAATTAAACAGATAGATTCACAAAAAATTCGAGGGAGTAGATTTTAATGGCAACAGAAACATATATCAATGGTAGAAGAAAGTATGCTAGACCACAAGCAATGCTTTGGGCTAATAACTCAGGAACCCTTACTAATGGTCTTTATGTTCCCAACGGCTATGAAGTAAAAGCTGATACTACTGGTATATCAGATCAATCTTTGCTAGATCAATTCTTAATATTATCTGATGATAATAGAGGAGAGATTAATTTTAATAACAACAGAATTGAAAAGCGTGAAAGAATGATTAATGGTCGTATGCGCTCATATCATATTGCTGACAAACTAACTATTGGTACATCTTGGAACATGCTTCCATCTAGATCTCATGGTTTAAATCCATCATTTAACTCATCTGGAAAAACATCTTTAATTGATGAAGGTTTAAGAGAGCCAGGAACAGATGCGTCATTCTCACAACTTCCAAATGTTACAATACAAAATCAAGAATACACCACTGATGGTGGAGCAGGGGGAGTAGATCTTGTAGATTGGTATGATAGCCATAAAGGTTCTTTTTGGGTATACCTTGCTTATGATAAGTATTCTAATTTTGGTAAAGACAATTTAGCTTACGCACACCTTGGACAATATAATGAATTAATAGAAATGTTTATTTCAGATTTTAGTTATACTGTCGTTAAGCGTGGTGGAAGTAACTATGACTTCTGGAATGTTTCTTGTACATTGGAAGAAGTGTAATGTTTAAGAGTGATGAATTAAAAAACCACCTAGAAACATCATCTGTTATTAAAAGCAGATCATCGATTATTGGTGAGTGGAATATGAATATTGCTAGTAACATTAGCCTTATTGGTAATTACAGATATAGACCTGCAGAAACTGGAACAACTTATTCAACGTTGCCAAACACATTTGATGCAGGAGATTCTGGAAATTTTTATACTGGAGCAACCGATGCAGATATCTTGATTGATGGAGGAGTTGACGAGACAGAAACTCCGTTTACCCTAGTCCAAACAAAAGAAAAAAATAAATTTTTATATTCATTAGAGGATTGCTTTAAACCATTTAGACCAAGATCTGGAATAAATAAATCATCTTTCTTCCCTGGTAAATTTTTTATACATAATCCAAATATATTTATGGCTCAACGCCCAAGATATTACATGCCAGATAAAACAGATGCATTTAAATACTGGACTTCTTATAGAACTGAAAATGGTTACTCTTATGGCGTTTCTAGTTTACACAATAACGAGTATAAAATTTCAGACAGTGTTCCTTTTATAGTTTATAAGGATGCTGTTCCGACAAACAGAATTGTTGTAAAAATGCAAACAAATGTTGGAGACATAAATCTTGGCCCATTTACAAACAGAGGTAGCTCATTTGCTGACCCATACTACGGAGATGTAAATAAAACCACTCCAAAAAAATGGAAAATTCAGTATTTAAAAAACAATAGCTGGGTAGATGCTATATCTTTTAAGCCACAAGATTTAAGATCAGATGGATCTCCAATCATTAAATCAGATGGATATTTAGAAATTGAGTATGGACTTAAGGTTCCAAATCAATATAAAGATATTTTTGTATTTGCTGAAAAGTATTCTTCTGCTAATCTTTTACCTGCAAAGTCTGTTAATGGTTATGCTTATTTAATTACAGCAAATGAAACAGACATTGGAACATTTTATATTTGGAATCAACCTAACTTAAGATATGATACGTTTACTCCAGAATATGCTTGGCAAATTCACGAAGAGACTGTTACAAGACTAACAAATTTTGTAACTGACGTAACAAGCCCACTATCATTTTTAAATCCAACAGACAGCCTAACAAGATACAGAGAGTTTGAGTATGTTAAAGGTTTAAGAGTTGTAGTTGAATCAATGAATACAAATCAATCAACCTTTGATCTAATTGAGTTATCTCCTAGACTATCTGTGGACCTTACAGAAAAAACTTTGAACTACTCGGTAAACAAGATTGCTTCAGATTTAGGGTCTAGTGGTTTGCCAGTTGGACAACTCTTGGCGTCTAATGGCTCAGTTGAATTCTTTGATTATGATGATGCTTTTAATGAAAACAATTCTACAAGCATTATTAGTAAATATAACTCAAGGTATATTCAGGTTAAATTCTATGAAGTTATTGAAGAGGTTAATGGGTGGGACTACTTCGTACCACTAAAAACTTTATACTCTGATGGCTTTTTAGTTAGCAACAACTCCAGCAAAACAGTTAGTCTAGAGCTTAGAGATTTATATTTTTATTTAGAATCAATTAAAGCCCCAGAACTTTTACTTAAAGATATATCTTTTTCTTCAGCAGTTTCTATTTTAATGGATGCTATAGGTGTTTCAAACTATACCTTTAAAAGAATTTCTGGAGAATCAGAGTCTATAATCCCTTATTTCTTTGTACAACCAGACATCAGTGTTGCAGAAGTCTTGCAGCAATTGGCTATCTCTACACAAACCGCAATGTTTTTTGATGAATACAATAATTTTATTTTAATGAGTAAAGAGTACATGATGCCAACCGCAACACAAAGAGAAACAAGTATGACTCTTTATGGGTCTTCAGATCAGGTTAAGGATGGTGCAATAAAAAATAAAACTAATAAAGATAAGATTGCTAACATTATTGAAATATCTTCACAAGACAGCAATGTTTATAATGATGGTTTAATTAATTATACTTCTAGATATATTCAAAGAACTTTGTCTTCTATAGATCAAACTAGTCAGGGTGAAGATAATGCAAAAACTTGGAGATACAAGCCAGCACTTTTGTGGGAGGTTGGAGCAAGCGAAAATACTCAGGCTCAAAATGAGACAGCAGGAACTCAATCATCTTATGCGTTATCGGCAATTCCACTAAACTCTGATCTTGCTAACTCTATCCCCTATGTTGTAAACAATCAGGTTGTAAATAATATAATTGATTTAGGCGAGGGCATTAGCTTATTGTCAAGAAATAATGGATACCTATACGCTAACGGAGAAATCATTAAGTACGATGCTGTTGAATATAACATACCTGGAGCAGAACGACTACTTGAAACAGTGACAGCAAATGGACAAGACCTTTATACCATTAGCGTATCACTAAACAGTCTTGGAAATGTTTGGGTTCAAAACACTGAAGAGTATCAAAGATATTTTTCACAACTACCATTTAATGGAAAAATGTATAAAACTGGCAGGTTGAGAATCTATTCTGAACCAAATTATGAAGAAGTAAATGGTGTAACAAAACTAAAAAATGGTCCAGTGGCTAAACATGGAAGAAGACAGTTTGGAACTTTTGCAACAGCACATACTGCAGGATTAAATCCATACTGGTCAGATAATAAAAATGTTAAGGGCTGCACAATGCGTTCTGAATATTTATTTGGAAATCAGGATGTTGTTACCCTTACTGGAGTTACCTCAGTTGGAAATGTTATTACTGCAAGTAGCACAACATTAGTTAAGGTGGGGCAAAGGGTAAACCTTACTTCAGCTTTGTCTACTGGGCTTTTAGACTTATCTGTAGTTAATAAAGTTACAGAAATTGTTGACGAAACTAAATTTAAAATAACTCTACCTCCACAAACGGCTTTGGTTAATGCAGACTTAGAGTTACAAAAATTACCAACTACAGGAATAGGCGCAGCAGGAGTTAACAATGCTTTAGCAGTTAAAACAACAAGAAATGGAATAATAAAAAATTATGCTTCTTCATTTAAAACTGCAGAATCAGAAAATAATAAGAAGACTACTCCGATAAGAGGAACAGTTCAGTCTTCTGCATTAGTGATGAATGGCCCATCTTTTAATACAACAGAAAAACCTTTAGATTTTATTTCATATGTTCATAGGCCATTAGACAATAAATTTAAACACTTTGGAACAAGAATGAGAATTGTTGGAAGAATTGAAAATGATACTAATGTTGTTCAGACTGCCGTTGGAAGTACAATCAATTATACTGTTGATGGAACAACGCCTAATGAACCAATCAACATTTCTGGTGGATCTGGTGGGCTTGGAGTATTGCTAAATCCAACAACAAACAATGGATACTACTTTGAGTTGATTGCACTTGGTACAAACAGTCGTAGTAAAAACTTAGATGCAAATCTTAATGATGTTATCTTTTATAAAATTAAAAAGGATTCAGTAACTGGCGAAGCTATTCCAGAAACACTATGGCAAGGACTCCTTGGTGTTACCGTAGATGACGGCTTGTTTACTGGTCAAGGTAGACTTATTGGGGACTCCCCAACAACTGTCTATGATCTATCTGTTGAGTATGAAAATTTAGGATCTAAGAAAGTTTTCTATCTGTTTATTAATGAAAATATTGTAGCCAGAATAGTTGATAATGACCCTTTGCCAGAGTATAATAATATGGCAATGTTTGTTCGTGGATCTTCAAGAGTCATGTTTGAGCATGTTTATGCGCTAACACAAAACTATAGCCAAAATTCTGGCTTTGCTTTAGACACCCCAGTAAGCTCTGCATTTGCAAATAAAGAGATTAATGCAAGTGAATCATTTAGAAAATATGCGATTAGTGGAATAGTTCAAAATAGCTATTTGTCTGGCATCAGTTCTTCAGACCCTTTACGCTATAATATATTCTTTGATGAGTTTGGAACAATTATGAGAGAGGTTGCATCTTTTAATATTAAATATGATAAAGCGTTCCCAGCACTTTTTGCTAAATTATCTCCAACCTTTAATAGACTTAGGGGATATACTGTTTCTGGTTTTAGAGCAGGGGCATACGGTGCAGAGTTTTTAATCTTTAATACAACGGACTCTATATTATTTTTAGATGAAACTTCTGGAAACTATCTAAAGATTCAGGGAGTTACATTCACACAAGAAACAAAAAATACCTTGACTGTTGATCAGTATTTTTCTAAGAATAGTAGCTTTTCTGGCCTTGAGTTTAATGGAGACAGTGTTGTCTCATCACCCTTAAAGCTAACAAAAGACTATGAAGATATCAAAATGAGTAGGATGACATATGGGAAAAAAGATTTTTCTCTTGAGGCAGAATACATTCAAACACAAGATTCTGCAAATTCATTAATGAAGTGGATTATTTCAAAAATTATGAAGCCTAGAAAGTCTGTAGGTATAAAGCTTTTTGCTAACCCAACATTACAATTAGGAGATATTGTTAATATAGACTATAATGAAAAATCTATAAATAAACTAGGAGACATATCTAAGCGATACGTAGTATACAATATTCAATACAGCAAAAGCCCAGATGGTCCTGATATGACAGTGTTTTTAAGTGAGGTGGCATAATGACTGAAGCAACGGCTAATCTAGCGTCTAATACCCCTTCTAAGCCTTCTGTGGCGGTAAAGGTGGCAATCCCAGAGTTAATTATTCTAGAAGATTCTCTACCACCACAAGAAATACAATTCTACCTTACCTTTGAAGACATAGGTGGGCAAGAGATGATTAATATTGCCAGACACGACTTAGTCAATGGGCAAGATGTTGTATATCAAGCAATTAAAAATTTAGCTGCTATTAACTTTCAGTATAATCCTCAAAACATCCTTGCGTTGCAGGATGCGGATTTAGCCTATTTTAAAAACTTTCCAATATCTTTTGAGAACAAGGTTCCAGATTGTGGAACTGGCTATACACTAATTGGAACAGCCCCAAACATAGAGCAGGTTCCTAACTGCAAAATTGTTTATCTTGAACCTGAAACTGGCAATATAATTATTAATGTCATAAACTTGCAACAAGATGAGCAGGTTGAAGTTCAAATTTTAAGTTCTGGAATAGTATTAAGTGATACAATATATGAGGCGGTGTAATTATGATAACTAATAAAGGCAAAGGCATTTTAGCAAAGTATTTGGTTGGGCAGGCTCCCGCCTATGCTTCTTATATTGCTGTTGGCTGTGGCCCAAAACCATTAGATAGCACCTACGATTTTAACGATCCAGCCAATGCTGAAGAAGTAGCAGCTATGCAAAATAAAGAATCTTTAGATTTTGAAATGTTTCGTGTTCCAATTTCTTCTCGTGGCTATGCCGTAGAAGATGTTTTGGTAGAAGGTCAAATTGTACAAGTTTCTAAGATTGTATTAACAGCAGAGCTTCCAACAGAAGAAAGATATGATATTTCAGAAATTGGGATTTATTCTGCAGGATCAAATCCAGCAGCTGGAGCAAGAGATAGTAAAGTTATTAATTCATTTAGAGATACAGAGCTATGGGAATATCATACTGTAAGTCCAGCACTTGCAATAGAAATTCCTTTTATTCCACAACCATTAGATTCAAATAATGACAACATTATTACTGGAGAATATTCTATTGATGGTGTGTTAACTGAAACCCCAGTTTTTCAAACTAATTCCGATAACAGAATTTTTAGTACTGCAAACAGATCTGAAAGATATGAGAATTCTAGATTTTTAAATAATATGATTATGATGCGTGGTGATACTGCAAAGCTTGAGCTAGATGTTGATGGAAATTTAAATCCATCAGTAGACTCTAATCATATTCACTTAACTGGAGTTAGTTTAAATTTTGATCAAAACTCAGCACTAGATGAATTACGCCTTGCATTTTCTTTAATTAACGTTAGCGGAAATGGAACTCCAGATCAGGTTAGAGTTTTATTTGAATTTGCTTCAACAGATATTTCCGATACTGGTGTTTGGGCTAAATTCTCAACAGTTTTATCTGATGCAGATTATGATTTTTCAACAAACAGATATTTTGTTTCAAGTAAACAATTACAACAATTAGAAAAAAGTACTTCTTTTACTTGGACTTCTGTAAACGTTGTAAAAGTTTATGTTACAGTAGTTGAAAATATTTCAGCGCCAGTTCTTGTTGGCTCTTCAGATTACTATGTAGCACTTGATGCACTACGCCTAGAAAATGTAAGTTCGTCAAATTCTGTTTATGGATTAACTGGATACACAGTTGTTAAAACAGAAAGCGCTGAAACAATAACAAAACTATCAAATACAAAAAATTATATTGAATTTAGGTTTGGAGTTGATGTTTTATAATGGCTGACTTAGGAATTAAAAAAACAACAATATATAAAAAAGATTTAGGAAAAGTAGGAAACTCTAATGAGTATATTCTAAGGTATAGGATAATTTCAGAAGATAAAAACCGAACATCTCATTGGTCACCAACTTATGCTATTCCTGCAACTGAGATTACACAAATAGCAGGAGCTGTGCAGGTACTTGAAAATGCTGTAACCGTAGTTTGGGCAACACCAACCAACACAACAGCTTACGATATTTTTGTTGGATTTGATGGGCAACCACTTACCTGGAGAGCAACTTCATCTGTTAACTCCTATTCATTTTTAAAAACAGGAACAGTTTCAGTTGAGGTTCAAATTCAAGTAGAGGGAATCAATCGAACTGTAAACGATGCGCTAAAAATCTATAATTCAGGAAGCCAGTCTCTGGTATAATAGAATTACTATGGCAAAAATACAAATCCCTCAAGCTGGCCAACCTCTGGATGTTTCCTATATTTCTGAAATGGCAAGTGCTGTAAATGATCTTCAAAGTTTAGTTAGTCCAAATCAGTCTAAGTATGTAACAATAGATACTTCTCAGTCTGGCACTCAAACAGCAATGGGGAAAAATTCACGTTTTATTGGCGGGTATGTAGAGATTAAGCCTGGAACAGTAACGGGCGGAGAAGGTATTCCATTTACTTATGGATTTTCACAAGCAGAATTTAAGTATCCACCAATTGTAACTGCTACGGTGGTTAATAAAGGAAATACAGTAGCTGGAAAAGATACTTCTGTTATTCTCTATCCAGCTTCTACCTCAAAAGTTGATGGTATTGTAAAATTTGACTCTACTGGTAATGTTATTGTTGGAGTAAACCTTATTATCATTGGCATTACTAATTAATGTTAAAATGCAAAAAATGCAAAGGCAGGATGCTAGTTGATAGAATTTACAGCACTCCAACACACCTTGAAACCTATTGCCTGCTTTGTGGTAACAGAGTATTCTTTACGCCTCCAGAAAAAACATCAGAGGGTTTATGGCTACTAAAAAAGGAACAACAGAGAGCGAAGGCTACAATCTCCTCCCTATAATCCCTGGCAATAAAAAAGTTTGGTTTTTAAATGGGGATTTAGTAAGAGTACATCACTTTAATAAGTCTAATGGTATTATGTCTGTTTATAATATTACAAAAGATCAAATAGAAAGTTGTTTAATTAGTGATTTTAAAAATAAGAGAGAGCGAGCATATACAGTAGGCCAGACTGCTGATTTAGTTAATC